ATTTTCTATGGTTAGATAATGAGAACTATAGAAAATCAACAGTTTAATCGTGAGAAAGCAATCAAAGAAGAAGTGCGGGCATACAAAGATGAGTTAGCCCGTGACGCAAATAACACCACATTAGCTAGGTTTATCCGCAATTTAGAGAGTAGAATATATGCAGAGCTATCCAGACAGCTTGTGGATAACATGTTTGGCGAGACAAAAAGCACTAGTGGTAGCTTTACACTAGAGGGTAATCAGGTGGACTACAACACGGATGGAGATACAGTCACACTTACAATCAATGAGTCAGGCGGTGGTAAGACAACTATATCTGTGCCTATTGGTGATTTTACTTTCTAGCTGTGCAGTCACACCCCGCGAACATTTTACACCTAAAGTAGAAAAGCCAGAAATACGTAAGTTATTAATTACAGACCTTGCTCGTGTTGAACCACCAGAAAAAAGACCTGTTGTTGCGGTGTATGCGTTGTCATTTAAAGATGACACTGGGCAACGACGTAGTAATGGAGAGTACGCTAGTTTTAGTACCGCCGTTACCCAAAGTCCTGTAAGCTATTTGATCCGAGCGTTACATCATGCAGGCAAAGAAAAACAAGGATTTTTCAATGTAGTTAGCCGAGTAGGGCTAGAACATCTTGCGAAAGAGCGGCAAATTATAAGGTCTGCAAGAGAGGACTTTGACGAAACACAGAAACTAAAACCGTTGATGTTTGCAGGTTTGTTGATGGAAGGGAGCGTTGTGGGGTACGAAAGTAACCTTACTTCTGGTGGTTCTGGCGCTAGATATCTAGGTATTGGGGCATCAAAAAGATACCGAAAAGATACAGTAACTGTTTCGCTACGTACCATTTCGGTATTAACGGGGAGAATTCTGCTCGAAGTGCTAGTCACAAAGAGTATTCTTAGTGTAGGATATAATCAGGATGTTTTCAAATTTGTTGCTCAAGGCACAGAGTTAATTGAAATCGAGAACGGCTCAGTCCAAAACGAGTCTATAAACCTAGCCCTCCAAGCCGCCATAGAAACGGCAGTTCTCCAAACAATTCAAGATGGCCTTACAGCAGGATACTGGAGCGTTAAAGATGAATAGTAAAGATATAAGTTTATTAGTTCTATCTATTATTGTGTGGGTTTATTTGGTTGCGGGTGGTATAGGACAGGCTGTGCTGGCTGTGGATAACGAGATTTGGATGGATCAATCGGGAGCGACTGCGAATATCGATTTAGAGCAACAAGGTGGTGGTAACCTAATCGGTGGCGTTGGTTCTGTAGCAGGTACTCTTACAGATTTTGATTTTATCGGTACGACTAACACATTAGATATTAATCAAATCGGTGCAAGCAACCTATGGAAAGGTGATATCACTGCTGACAGTTATACAGGTTTCTTTCAGTTTACAGGTGATTCAAATGATATGACAGTTTCAACTGATACAAGCAATACGTATGGGGCAGACAGTTCTAACGTAAATGTAAATGTAACGGGTAGTAGCAATACCATGACGTTAAATCAAGCAACTACCGCAGCAGCAGGAACATTAGATCTTGATTGGATTATCCAAGGCTCAAACAATACGGTCACTTCAACTATTAATATTGACCAAGCCACCAACTATATGGACATCGACGGCTCTGATAACACAGTCACATATACTGGCACAGGCGTTAACGCTAGTTCAGGTGGTTACTTCTGGCTAGATCACACGGGCGGTAGCCGAGCTTTTACAGTTTCTCAAACGAGTACATTAAACAATGATTGGCTCAAGATTACTTCTGATGGCTCTAATGGCACTGTTTGTGTCGAGCAAGATGATCAAGGAACCGCTGTGGGCTGCTGATATTGGTGCAATATCAGAACTAAACGGCAATGCAAAGGTTGTACGAGACAAAGACTTAGGTGCTGAACTTAATCTAGGTATACAGTCTTTAGATAACGTACAGACCTCAAACGGTCGTATGGCTATAACCTTTGAAGATGACAGCCGAGTTAAGCTGACTGAGCACAGTAAGCTGGTCATTGACGAGTATATCTACGATCCAAACCCCAAGAAGTCAAAGATGGCGCTCAAGTTTGCTGGTGGCACTGCTCGTTTTATTACCAGTCGGCTTGGCAAGATAGACAAACGCAACATCACACTGTCCACACCTACTGCCAATATAGCCATACGGGGTACAGACTTTACCTGTACGGTCGATGAGTTTGGTAAAAGCCTGATTATCCTACTACCTGATGCGAACGGTATATCGTCTGGGGAGATTGTGGTATCTACAGGAATGGGTAGCGTCACGTTAAACAAACCGTTCCAATCGACGACGACTGCGTTGTTTGAGCGTATGCCGTCTAAACCTGCGATACTTAACCTATCTTTAGACTTAATTGATAACATGTTGATTGTAACTCCCCCGAAAAGTACAGAAGTTGTAGAGGAAGTGCAGACTGTTGTGCAGGACAACCCGTATTTAGATTTTTCTGGCTTAGATGTAGATTTTTTAGCAGATGATTTCTTAGAAGAAGACCCTAGCTTTGAATTCTCTGAGTTAGATATAAACTATCTTGACGTTAACTTCTTAGAAGATATGCTGAACGTCCTCGATGCTTTGGCAGTTGCTGAAGAAGAGGACAAACTCAAACAAGCAACCAGCACTAGTATTACAGGTACAGCACTGGGACAAGACAAAGACACTCAGATAACTACGTTAATTACAGGTAACATCATTAGTTTGCGTCGATTTGTTGGGCAGGGTATGCGGCTAGATGTTGAGGCAAGCAATGCGTATACCGTTATAATTATGCAAGAAGGCGTAGAAAAAGTAGTAAAAATTAACGGCGGGTCAGACTCTACTATAAGGATGGTGCAAGGATCATGAGAAAACTACAGGGGTTATTACTTATAGCGTTGTTTGCTACACCGCTAATCTACCAACCAACTTTCTATCAAGTGCTAAAGCTCCGTACTTTTGACCGTTTTATAGAGACTCCAGATAAATCCGGGTACTTTGCAATACTTAACATTACTGAAGAAGACGTAGATCGTGAGGGTGGATACCCTTTGTCGCGTGTCCGTCTAGGAGAAATACAAGTAGAGTTGCTAAGAAAAGGCGCTACAGGTGTGGGTTGGGTTATTGGTTTTCCGCATCCAGATAGGGTTGAGCATGGTGATAAGTTCTTTGCGGAAACGCTTGGGTACGGGCCATCTGTACTGGCTATGTTTGAGCATGACAACGGGCAGTACCCAGATACTGTTGGTACAGTAATAAGAGGTGAGGAAGTCGGGGGCTATACTGCAAAAGGAACAATACAAAACATAGACATACTGAAGGACTCGTACTGGACGGAGCAAGGCATTGCTAGTGCTCCTGTAGAAGCCGATAACCTAGTGAGGCGAATACCTCTACTATATAGAACCCCAGATGGGTGGTTAGCCTCATTCGGCACGCAAGTGCTAAAAATCATGGCAGAGGCAAAGACGTACATCATAAAAACAAACCAGAATGGTATAGAAGAAGTAGTTGTGCAGGGGTTGCCTCCTGTAAAAGTTGATTCGCTAGGACGCAAGTGGGTCAGTTGGATTGTTCCACGTGAAACCACGCTACAAGAGATGGATGTAGATGGTAAGTTCGTGTTTGTTGGTGTGACTGCAAAAGGTGTAATGCCTCAAGTCGCCACCCCTATTGGACTACTGGAGCCTCACTACATACAAGCGGCGTTGGCAGAGTCGATGCTAGTAGAGAACAGCCCGTATATTCCTGATTACGCGTTGGCTGTAGAGTTTGTTGTGTACGCAGTAACAGTAAGTCTTGTATGGTTGTTAATAAGTGGACTTGGAATTACTTGGGGGGTGTTATTAGCGTCTGTTGTCTTCAGTGCAACCGCCTATGCCGGAGTGCAATTTATTGCAAATGGGCTATTAATCGACGTAATTTGGGCATTAATCACTCAGATTTTGGCCTCTACGGTCGCTTTCTATCTTAATTACCGCACCCAGTATCGACTTAGGCAACAAATAAAGCGTCAATTTGAGCATTATTTAGACCCAAGACAGGTAAAACAGCTCCAAAAGAACCCTGAACAGCTAAAACTAGGGGGTGAAACGCGGTATGCGACGTTCTTGTTTACCGATGTTCGTGGGTTTACCAGTATGTCGGAGAGCCTGCCTCCAGAACAAGTAACCTATATCATGAACAAAGCGTTGACGGCGCAACAAGCCGCAGTGCAAAAGTATGGCGGTATGGTAGACAAGTATATCGGCGATGCAATGATGGCTATATTTAACGCGCCACTTGACCAACCTGACCATGAAATACAAGCGGTGAAGTGTGGGTTGCAAATAATAGAGAATATGAAGGTTTTAAATCAAGAAATGCAGCAAGAAGGGTTACCAGCTATAGCGATAGGTATTGGTATAAATAGCGGTAAGGCAGTGATAGGTAACATGGGGAGTGAATCCCGGTTCGATTACACCGCTATTGGCGATGCAGTCAACACGGGGGCTAGGTTAGAGTCTGCAACTAAAGAACAGAAAGTAGACCTGTTGATTGGAGAATCCACCGCTAAAAAATATATCCCTAGACTAAAAATTAAATTAGTAAACGAAATTTATGTAAAAGGTAAAGAAAAAGGATTGAAGGTTTACACTTTATAATAAACTCAATATAATTACGTTTACTTTACTGGTATTGCTATGCCCCTGCTAGGATGTAGCTTTCCCCGCCCGTAAAGAGCTACGATAGCCCCACCCTGTTTTTAGTCACTTCTCAGGGTGGGGTTTTTTATTCCACCCTCCATACACGAACGCCACGTACTTTATCTTTAGTTGTTGTTTTCATCCGCACTTTAAACTTGTGCCTAGTAGTCTCTAGTTTAATAACTCGTTTAGCTTCTTTAGTATCAAGACACGGGATAAAGAAACTTGAGTGTGGTTCAAACTTATCCCACTGAACATCAAAATTAATTCCATGTATTTCAATCACCTACGCTCTCCGCTTTAACAAACTCCTCAACGTTAATCATATCTTCGGCGTACTTAAACACATGACTATCTACACCTTGCGCGTTAATAGAACTGCCTTTACCTAGCCGCTTACGTTCTGTTCGTATAAAAACCCCACTAGCTTTAAGATTACTTATTAGATCTTTGAATATAATCTGCTCTCTAGCACAATAAGTTCGTAATGACTTACTAAATATGTACATAAGTTTTGTATCGGGTTCGATCCTAACAATTAACTCTTGCCTAGGCTCTAAAGTAGGCTGCTCGTACAAAGACGTTCTAGCATCTACGTTGCCATTAACCACTAAAATCTTACCGTACGACGAGTTAATAAACGCCCCCAGCACACCTTCAAAGTCTATATCTGGTTCCGTAATCTGTTGTCGTAGTGTTGGAACTAACTCAAAAGTAGCCCATTTAAGAACCTTAGCCACATCAAGATCTATAAGATTTAGAGACTTGGCAATGTGCGCTCCTGCAATGTTGCAAGATATAACAGCCGACCAGAACCGTTCTTTAGCAACTAGTTTTGCCCTGCTGTCTAAATCTTCCTGAACTTCTCGTACTAAGTTCATGACAGAAGGTAGGTTTTGTATCAGCCATTGGATATATACTCCTCCTGCTAAACCGTAGTTATTTAATAGTGTCCCCTCAAATATCTTAGATGCCTTCGCCTTAGATAGATTATTAGTTGAGTCTATGCGGTATTCTAGTAACCGCATGATTTCGCCGTCGGCAAACTGTTTCATATAGTTAAGTTTCTCTGCCATAGACGAGTTACTAGACGCTAGTGCAATCAATGCCCAAGTAGTGTCATTCTTGCGCTCAATGTTGTTCTGAGATTGCATACGCCCCGGCCCCATACCCTGAGATACGCCGTATACCAGTGTTGATACCGATTCTGGCGGCATATTAGTTATCTCATCAATGGTGTAGGGTAGACTGTTCATCGTACCCAATCTGTTCATTTTGTGAGCGAACGTATCTGTTTCTTGTGCTAATAACTTATCAGGATGCCCGTAGACGCTATTACACACCTTGAGTATGGTTGACTTACCTGTACCGCTATGAGAGTTAATCAGGTTAATCATAGCCCCGTTATAGCCCAAGTGCTTAATTAAGGGGGAGCCAAATGCGGTAAAGAACCCAAACGCATGAGGTTCAAAATTAGGCATGTTGTATACAGATATAACTTTCTTCCACTCTTCCAAAGTCCCTTTTGGTTCAAAGTAAGGACATAGCCTTTCTGTTACTGGAGATGGTGGAGAAAACTTAACGGTATCTGTTCCAATCTCTTTATCCCCCAAAATAAACTTACTGTCGTTGTCGGCCCAACCAAACTGCCTTCTCATAATCTCAGCCTCAAATTGATGTTGTTGGTTCTTAGCGCACGTAATTAAGTAGAACATCATGTGGTCTAGCTCTTTACCTATAAGAAGCACCCCTTGTTGCGAAAGTAGTTTCCGCAGTTCTTCCTTACTCGACATAATTGATAGGGGTATCATAAACTCTCTAGGTGCATCCTTCGGTAGCTCTAGCCTAGCAAACACTAAATCCCCTTTTTCCTTATCGTGTAGCCGTTTAGTTAAGAAAAAGTTGTTCTCGTATATAAGTAAATCGGGTTCGTCGTCAGGGGTTTTCTTGTATATTCCTTTAGGTACAGCGTAGAAATAAGGGTCTGGGAGCACTGGCTTATTAGGTGGTGGTGCATCGACACTATCTTCAACCATCTCTAAATCTAGTTCTTTTGGTTCTTCTTGCGGTGCTTCTTCCCGTTTTACCTCCTCCCCAAGCCTAATCGGACTGCCTATCTTCCCCTTGTTAGGACAATCTACACAATGTTCTGGAGACAAATTCTCAAACGTAGCGCATTTATATGGCCTTTCCAATAGCCGATTTGCTTTATCAATAGTTTCTTCTGGGTCATAGTCAGGGTGTTTGTTAGAGACTATATGTATAGCCTTATCTGCATCTATGCAATTTACCGCAATAGATACAACCGCCCTCCACAGTGGTTCCTCTACATTCTCTTGGTTTGATATAGCATTACCTAATTGGGCGCAACCACTACCGCTAGCAGTCCTACGTAATATTGTTTCAAACCTAGTTTGTTTGGTATCACGTATGCTTTTTGCTAATGGCGTTAGCACAAACGGTTCAGACTTTTTACTCGTCTTAACTTCACCGACTATAGCTTTAAACTCATCAATACTTAGATAGGTTTCTTCGCGCTGCTCCTGCCAAACCTCTACTACTTTAGGAGGGTCTGACTTAAAGTTAAGTGTGTCTGGAACTCTTAGTATACGAGCTACGTCGGCTGTAACCGCAGGGTCAGCTTCAAACGAATTATCTCTGCATAGTCGTTTTAATGCTTCCGCTACGGGTTCCCACACATCGGGAGCAACTGCGTCTTTTAGAGTCCAGTAGACATGTACTCCGTTCCCACTATTTATTAGTGTAGGACTGGGTAGTTTTGTTGCATTACAAAAATTCTTGAGTGCTTTAAGCGCATCAGCTTGATTGTCAAAAGGTTTCTTGTCACTTTCCCCACAATCCAAATCAAGCCAAAAAGACTTTACCGATAATGCGTTAGGGGCTTTCCTAGAAGACCCATCTTTAAAAGTAGCGCAGCCATAATATACATCCCAACCATTAGTCAGTCGGCTTTCTGCGTTTTTTTCTAGTTCTTCTAAAGTTTCATAAAATCCATGTTGTATCGGTAGTGGCTTTTTTATGCTAACAAGACAGTAATGACCTTCTTTTGGAAGGATTCTTGCTAGTGTTTCTATCATCCTTCCGCATCCAAGCCTCCGTGTTCTAAGATACTAAATATCTTTGCGTGGTGCTTCTTGCGCGGCATGGACTTACCACAAAACCAAGAATATATTGTTGGCTTAGATACTCCAAAATACCCACCTACGGCACTAGCAGGTAAGGCGTGTTCAATACACGCCATACCAAGTCTCACGCCAAGATGGTCACTTGGCGCGTTTTGTATCTGCCTATATAGTCGTAAACTATAACCCCTGCTATCTTTCATTAATCGTCTACCTTATCATTAAAATCAGCTAGCGCTTCGTCCAAACCAGTTACTTTCCCTTCGGCAGGTGGGCTTTTCTTCCTGCGTTTTTTGGGTGGTTCAGCGGGCGCTACAAATGTTTCCGCAGGGCTAACTTCATCGTCAGCTTTAGCGGCGCTATATTTAGTCTCTATAGCTTCCTTAGTATTTGGGTTCTCTATTAAACCTTTTACTTGCTCTAAAGAATCTTCTGGTACGTATCCTACTGGCTCAAACAACAACTTTTTATACGCTGATTTCTCGTCTTGAGAAACGCGAGTAATTAATTGCGATATCTTATATCCATTGTTCTCTACAAACTTTTTATATTTAAGAAATGGAAGTCTGGTGGGTTTATTAACTGCGTCAGGGGCATCGCCAAAAACAGATGTAGCAGGTAAGTGTAACTGGAACACACCATTCGTAGCTTCATTGTCACCTAAGAATCCAACGGCTACTCTAGTGAATAACCTACACGCCTTCCCACCACCAGAACCAGATCCTTTTACGTTCTGAGGGCATACACTACACTTGCTAGCTTGTGGGTTAACAACGCTTTCGTCTGGGCCGCCGTTACTGTCAGAAGTCCAACAGTCAGGAGGCAAAGATACACCTGCTACATAGTCTGTAGCGTAGTATGACCTAGATATTTTAGGTGCATCAGCAATGAGTACCGCGTCTATGTGCGGAGAGTTAACCTCATGCAGTACATCCTTTCCTGATTTGATCTGCCATAGCTGCCCACTACGATCTATACGTCGGTTAAACCCCGTACTCGCGGTAGAAGTTTCTGACTTCTCAATGTGTTTTGGGGCTTGGGTAATGTCAAAAGTATTTTCTGTTGCTATTTCTGTGCTCATAATTTGCTCCCTATGATCTACGCACTACAATTTTATATTCTGAATTTGTAACTAATCCATCAGGAATCGCAATGGGGTTCTTAGACTTTTCCCCTTCCCACTCCTCATGTTCCTCTATAAGCTGGTTCATGGTGGATTGTTTGATCCGCTTTTCAAGGCAATCAAACGCATCGTTTTCAACTACCCACGCATAAAACGCAGGCCAATCAGTTGTCCCGACCTTACGTACTAACCTACACATTATTGTGCCGTTTTCTGTACTAATACTTTTAGACTTATTCTTGATGCAATAATCTCTAAGATAAGATTCCATCTTTTCTTTATCTTCTTGTAGTTTAGCTATCTTCTTGTCGGCTTCTTTTTGTATACGCTTTATCTCATCACGTAATTTAACTATTGCGCCTGCAAGTTGATCGTGGGTTGGTATAGATTCTTCAGTCATTTCATACTCCGCTTGTAAGAGTTAAGTTGGAATTATAATATTATTAAATTAACACTGTCAACTTCAATTTCATTTAATTACTTCGTTATACAAATCAAGTAGTTGGGTATGAGTTGCAAGTTTTCCAGATAATAATTTATATAATCTTCTTTCAACTGGGCTACCTTGTATGTGTACCACAGTCATTTTGTTGGTCTGCCCTTTACGATTAATCCTAGCATTTGCTTGTAGGTATGTTTCGGTACTTGTTACGGGCGCGTACCATATCACCGTACTTGCCGCAGTAAGTGTGACACCGTGAGCCGCCGCTTGAGGTTGTATAATAAGAACTTTAGTGTCGTCGTTAGTTTGAAACCGTTTAAATATATCTGTTCGTTTGGATAGATTAACGTCCCCGGTAATACATTCTGCTGTAATCCCTTGATTATTTAGGTAGTCGTCTAATAAATCTATCGTATGTCTGAACGGTACAAACACTAATACTTTTGCAATGGACTCATTAATTACTTCTTTAACAGCGGCTAGTCTGTTCGACACATCAAACTCTAAGGTATTGCCTGAGTTAGCATAAACCGCACCGCAAGATATTTGCAGTAATTTGTTTATATTAACCGCCGCGTTAGCACTCGTTACTATCTCGTCGTCAGCTAACATAACAAATTCAGTGCGAACTTCTTGGTAGTAGTGTTCTTGTTGTTTGGTTAGTGACGCTTCTCTTTCGGTATAAACTATGTCAGGTAAGTCTAAACATTCTTCTTTAGTAAACCGTATGGCGGGTTGTAATGTGTTAAATACTGTATCTAATGCGTCAGACTTAGGAACCCATTTAAACCGACTAACTGGGTACATAACTAAATCTCGGTACGCTGTCTTTGACCTTACAACATTGTGCGGTACGCACAGTTTAGCTAGACCGTGTGCATCAACTGGAGATTGTGCTGCAGGTGTGCCAGTCAGCATCCATACCCACGTATTCGCGGTAATGAGTTTAGCCATTGTTTTCCACCGTTTTGTAGTGGCTGTCTTGTATGCGTTAGCCTCATCAATAATAACTAAATCAAACCCACCATCTTTTATAGCGTCTTGTATGACGTTCACACCGTCATAATTTATAATTACATATTCGTAGTTTGATTTTATTATCTCGGTGCGTTTTTCTTTAGAACCGTAAGCTATGCCCACACTTCTGTGTACAGCAAACTGAAACAGATCTGTCTGCCATGCACTCTGCATAATCGACAGTGGGCAAACAATCAAAACTCTGTTTACATATCCTTGCTTTAATAAATAATCTGATGCCCATACGCAGGCCGCAGTTTTACCTGTGCCTTGTTCATTGAAGCAAAATGACCGTGGGTTTAGTGTTAAAAATTCGGCTGTAGTTTTCTGATGTTCCATCGGGGGGAATACACCGCCCCAATCATAGTCACGAGTGATCGGGCTAGGTATGTTTTTCATACGTAACGCCGCTAGTCTTTGTGCGGTAGGTAAATCCCAGTTGACCGACATGGTGTACACGTCTTCAGTAATATCTAAAGTTTTGCTTTTAGGTATTTTTTGTTTTATTTTGTCTGGGTTTCTGGTTCTTAGTACGAGAGTCTTGTCCTCTACTACTTGCATATCACTTCTTCTTTTTTGTTGTTCTCTTTTTAGTCACCCGTTTCTTTTTAGGTGCGTTTTTCTTAACAGTATGATCAGAGTTTCTGCTAAAACTTCTGTTCTTACTTGGTTTAACTAATCTTAAATTACTTTTCTTATTAGACCCGCCTTTAGATAATGGTTTCTTGTGGTCAATATCTTTGCCCTTACGGTCAACCCCTTCTTTATCCATAGCATAACGAGCACGTTCTCTAGCGTTTCTTGCTTTTTGCTCTTTTCTTGCTTTTTGTTGTTGATACTCTTTTTTGTACGGTCTTTTTTTGTTTACGTATGGCATTTTTGTTCTTCCTTGCGGCCTCTAATGCAATGGCTATCGCTTGGTTTTTTGGCTTACCTTCTTTGGTTAACTTACTAATGTTTTTACTAATAGTAGCTTGGGTACTTCCCCTAGATATTGGCATAGTTACCTCAATGATTTCCATTATATTCGCAGTCTGTCACAGGACACCAATTACGACAAGTAAAATTCTCTTGTGGGTTCCACGTATCTGACTCAACACATAACGCTAACCTATCTACATCGTTGTCCCAGTAAGTCCATCCAGATTCAATAACGTCCCGATTAAACGTAGCGGGTACGAATTCCCTAGATACTAAAAATAATAACCCACCATTTATAGTTTCTAACTGATCAAAGTGTGCGAACAAAGCTAGACTAAGTAGCTGAAGTTGATGTGTGTCTGCGTACTGGGCAGACTTGCCTGTTTTGTAGTCTATTAACAGCGCTTTGTCTCCATTAATAACTACTAAATCAGCAATGCCGCGCCACCACACATTTTTAGCGAAAAACTTGCAGGGTTCTAAATCTTTTGTGAGTCCCATACGATATTCGAACAACTTTTCCCCGTCTGCTTTTAAAAGTTTGTCTACATGTGGCTGCACAAATCTGTACTGCGCTGGTATCGGGGTTCCGTCTTTACCGTAGTCCTCACAAGCCTTATGTACTGCGTTACCGTATATAAGATGCTGAGTTGGTGGTTCTTTAATATCTTTAAGTACGCGCAACCTGTAATATTTTCTAGGGCATTGCTTAAACAACGATATGCTAGAGTACGACCACGACAAGCTCATCCACATTCTCCATAAGATTTACCAATACCACTTTCACAATCTAGCGGCAGTCCTTCTGCCCATTCGGGTGCTTCTCGCATACACTCCTCAATAAACCGCCTTGCTTCTTCTACTTCTTCATCCTTTACCACACACACCAAACTGTCGTGTACTGTCAAGGCAACTTTGTAATGTTCGCTAATCCACCCCATCTGACACGCAATAATACATCTGGCGACTGCTTGGCATATATTTTCTACCACCTTACCGCCGTATATCTTTACTTTAGAACGTCTAGCAACATACGAAAACTGACCTTCTGCTCTCTTTAAATCTGGGTACTCTAGTAACACGTTGTTCGGTAGGATAAATGCTGCTTCACCTAAATATACAGCGTCTGGCACTACACCAAATTTGCTAGTCATAGGCGTATCTTCTGTTAAAGGAACCATAGCCTCTAAGCATCGTTGCCCGTCGTTCCACAACTGTTTTATCTTGTCGTACTTAGTTCGATACGTGTCTATAATTCTTTGTGCTAGTTCTAAGTCAATATCCACACCAAAGTTTCTGAGTTGATTACGGAATCTCTCGGCCCCCATGCCATACCCACAACCTAATATTGTTGTCTTACCTACGAACCGCTCTTCTTTGGTTATGTCGTCTACATCCTTACCATAAATACTACTCGCCATAATCTTATAAACATCTTCTTTATTAGCAAATGCCTGTACTAAATCGTCCTGCCCTGATAGCCACGCTAACACCCTAGCCTCAATCTGCGATGAATCAGCATCAATCAACGTATGTCCTTCAGGCGCGATGATTGCTTTTTTTATGACGTTATTCCCACGGCTCGGTAAGTTCTGTAAGTTAACCTTGTCCGACCCACCCCATCGACCCGTATGCGCCGCGTGATACTTTAAGGGCACGGGCAGTACGCCAATGCGCTCGGCAATGTCAATTAGTCTCTGGGTTCTAGTCTCCTCTAGCGTAGACTTAACGCCTAGCCTAGCGGTAACTAACGCTTGTACTTTGGGGTTCTCGTGTTCTAATAAATCGTTCAAGCCTTTATCACTTTTAGCAAACGCAAAAGTTTCTTTCTCGGTGCGAGCTGAGATCTTAGTAGGTGGTATTACACCCAATTCCTTTAACGCTTCGGCAAACTTAGGATTGCTTAATAGTATGTCACTATCAGACTTTGCCTTTTTCATTAGCTGCTCTTTGTGCTCTTTAACTTCAGCCAAGTGAGCCTTCAGCAGGTCTATATCTAACTCTAATATAGGTTCTGAAAACATTTTAACAGTAGTGCTGATTGCTTCGTATTCTTCCTCGGCAATGCTCTCGCGGTGCAGCTCTGCAAACAAATGTATCGTAAGTTCGCAATCGTTTTTGCAATACTCGCCGTACTGGGCTAAGTCTTCCGGGCTAAAATCTTCGAGTCTTTTACCTAACGCATCAACGACTTCCGTACCTTTCTTACCAACCTTCCATCGTTCACACGCGGCTTTTAATGAGTTGTTAACGTGTATGCCGTCAACTGCCCTTGCTAAAGACAGCGTATCTACCCACCTAGGGGGGCGTATCTCAAAATGCCAATTCAATATCGCGGCATCGAACATAGCGTTATGCGCTACGGCGCAACTGTGTTCCCAATCAAATTTATGTAACCATTCGCGTATTTCGTCGTGAGTTCCACTAAACCATTCTGGCTTGTTGGCGTTTACTTTAATACCGACCCCAATGACCTGAAACCGCGTGTCGTTGATGTATTCTTCTGTGGTTAGTTTTGAAAGCGAATACTTCTTGGTGTAGTACGTCTCAAAGTCTATGGTAATAATTTGCACTAAATCTTCTTCCTCAATCATAATCGCGTTCCATC